GACGACGAAGAATGATTTTATTATCAAAATTATGGCAACACGAAACATGGATAACAGCAACCCTAGGTTGCTGCTAAGTGAGATACTAAGAAAAGTATCTAACGCAAAAACAAAGAAGGAGAAGATTGCTCTCCTTCATAAACATAACTCTCAAGCATTACGTTCTATATTGATATGGAACTTTGATGAGAAAGTTCTTTCAGCAGTACCAGAGGGTGAAGTACCTTACACACCTAATGATGCACCTGTAGGAACAGATCACACTAGATTAGAACAGGAGTACAGAGGTCTCTATCGCTTTGTAAAAGGTGGTGCAGATAATCTTCCTAGTTTAAAGAGAGAATCAATGTTTGTTCAACTACTAGAGGGACTATCTGCTGAAGAAGCAGAACTTGTTTGTCTAGTAAAAGATAAGACTCTTTCTACAAAGTACAAGAGGATTACTAAAGCAGTTATCTCAGAAGCTTTCCCACAAATCAAATGGGGTATTAACAGAAGTAAATGAAAGTCATTAAAGAAAACTGTGATCCAAAAGATGCACAGGACAAGTCATTACCATACACTGCCTATCTCGTAGAGTATAAGGTAGATGGTAAAGAACGCTATGATATATCTCTTGCTTCAAAGTGTGTAGATCTTTTTGATTACTATTATGATCTATACAAAAAAGACTTCGTAAAGTTTACTCAGGCAGCAGGTAGAGTCGCACCAAACATGTGGCAAGACCCTTCCGAGAAACCTAAGAAACCTGCAAAACAAAAACCTAATCGTAGATGAGTGTAACCTTAGTATCCGTCACACCCGATGCTGAAAAGACCATCGGATATATTGCTCGTGTAAGTAATCCAAACAATCAAGATAATCCTAAAGTTGCAGGGTTACTCAAGTATTGTATCAAGCATCAACACTGGTCAATATTTGAGCAAGCAAGCATGACCTTGCAGATTGAAACTACTCGTGCAATCGCAGCTCAGATACTAAGACACAGAAGTTTTACTTTCCAAGAGTTTAGTCAAAGGTATGCAGATAGTAGTATGCTCGGTGAAGAGATACCTATGGTGGATCTGCGTAGACAAGACGATAAAAATAGGCAGAACAGTATAGATGATATCGATCCTTTCATCAAACAAGAACTGGAAGTTGATATCAAAAAGCATTTTGATGATGGAATGAAGTTATATAAAAAAATGTTGGGGTTGAATATTGCGAAAGAATGTGCTAGAATGGTTCTACCTTTAGCAACACCTACCAGAATCTATATGACTGGTTCATTAAGATCTTGGATGCATTACATCAATCTAAGATCAGCACACGGTACACAAAGGGAACACATGATGATTGCAAACGATTGTAGAGCAATCTTTATGGTACAGTTCCCTATTATCTCAGAAGCATTGGAGTGGACACATGCCTAGTTACCCAGTAAAAAATCTAAAGACAGGAGAGACAAAAGAACTCATGATGTCAATGAAAGATTATGATCAATGGCGAAAGGACAATCCAGATTGGGATAAAGACTGGATGGCAGGAACTGGAGGTGTTACCTATGGTACACCTAAGATGGAGGACGGATTTAAGGAAGTCATGTCTAAAGTTCAAGCAGCACATCCTAGAGCAAACTTGAGTCGATTTACATAATGGCAAGAGCACGCAAAAAGACAGGCACTCCCCAAACATATCCTAACGGTATGACTAAGAAGCAAATGAAACGTAAGAAACCTATTGATTCTTCGTACATGACAGAGGTAAAACCTCTTACGGATAATCAAACGACTGCTTTCGCTCAGTATGGCGAAGGTAAGAACTTATTGTTACATGGTGCAGCAGGTACAGGTAAGACTTTTATTACATTGTATCTTGCTTTGAAAGAAGTACTTGACGAGAATACACCTTATGATAAAATATACATTGTAAGGTCTCTAGTTCCTACTAGAGAGATTGGTTTCCTTCCTGGTGACCATGAAGATAAGTCTGCTCTATATCAGATACCATACAAAAATATGGTGAGATATATGTTCAGCATGCCAGATGATAACTCATTTGAAATGTTGTATGATAATCTCAGAGCTCAAGAAACTATTAGTTTCTGGTCTACAAGTTTTATTCGTGGTGTTACATTAGATAATGCTATCGTTCTTGTAGATGAGTTTTCTAACCTAAACTTTCATGAACTTGATTCAATGATTACAAGGGTAGGAGAAGATTCAAAGATCATGTTTTGTGGTGACATCACACAATCTGATCTAACAAGAGAGAATGATAAGTCTGGTATATCAGACTTCATCAGAATCTTAGAAGAGATGAAAGAGTTCTCATGTATCGAGTTTGATATCAATGATATCGTACGCTCTGGTCTTGTGAAATCTTATCTCATCAGTAAATACAACCTCGGTCTATAATGTTTGACTTTGTAAATGTAAAACTTGATACACCTGACGTAGAACCTGTCAATAAAAACGGAGTACGTTTTTATAAAGTACCTGATACAGATAAATACTTTCCAAGTGTTACCTCAATCACATCGTTTAAGAACGCACAGTTCTTCAAAGAATGGAGAACCAAAATTGGTGAACAAGAGGCAAATCGTATCACTGCTCGAGCTACTCAGCGAGGAACTACATTTCATAGTATCGCAGAAGATTATATCCGAGGAAACTTGGACGTCGATAAGTACATAGGAAATAATCCTATGTCAGTTCGTATGTTTCAAGCAGCAAAGAAAGAGATAAACAGGATTAGTCGAGTCCATTGTTTAGAAACTTTCTTGTACTCTCATTACCTCGGTCTTGCAGGTCGAGTTGATTGCATTGCTGAGTTTGATGGCGAGTTAGCAGTGATAGATTTTAAAACTTCAACCAAAGAAAAAAAGGAAGATTGGATCGAAAGTTATTTCGTTCAAGAAACTGCATACGCAGCAATGTTCCTAGAACGATCTGGAATCGAGGTAAAGAAAATTGTCACACTCATTGCCACAGAAGAGGGAACTACACAAGTGTTTGAGAAATACAATCTTGATGACTATTTACAGCTACTCAAAACCTACATCAATGAGTTCGTCTCTTTCCATAATGATAGATAAACAAGTCAAAGGGAAAGACCCTTTTAAGAAACAAACCGCAAAGAAATCCAAGAAGGATGCTGACGATAAGTTTCTTACACCGACTAAGTTTTCTCAGGAAATAGAACGCCTAGTTAAAACTAGTGGTGGACTTATATCATACATCGAAGCAGTAGTAACTTACTGTGCAGAGAATGAAATCGAAATAGAAACTGTTCCTAAGCTCTTATCTAAACCACTAAAGGAACGTTTAAGACATGAGGCAGAACGTCTCAACTATATGAAGGCAACATCAAAGGGAGTGCTACCACTGTGACAGGGTTTGAAGTATACAGAACTTACTTAGCACTCAAAAATCACTTCACTAAAAAGAACTACGACTTTGTAAAGTATAACGGAAAGGTTCGTGCGAATGAGAAATCATTTGAGCAAAGACTTGACCGTTATTTCTTTAAGAAGTTAGCAGTAAAGTATAATGATAATGAGATCATAGAATATTTTATTGCTAACTTTATAGAAGATCCCAAAGGTTACATCAAATCATTTAGTGTAGATAACTACACCAAGTGGAAACATAAAAAGGAGTCGTTGACATATAAATTTAAAGAGGATGTGAATGCATTGCTAGATGATCTCGAAGCACCCTACGATAAATCATTTGGTGATATATTCAAAGCAAGTAAAGGTAAGCATCCTAACATACTCAAACGTTTCTATGCTAATGACATATCATTAGAGACATTAGTAATATTTGAGACATGTCTTGGGTATGTAAATGATCTAACTAAAGTATTGGTTGACCCTATATGGGATGACACTAAGATGAGAATAGTAAAGTATCAACCATTCTTACAGGTAGATTGTAAGAAGTATAGGGGTGTAGTATTAGATGTAATCAACACAAAGCTATGAGTTTTTTTCAATCAGAACAAGTCCAAGAAAATCTTAATGATATCTTTAGCACCTATCAAAAGATATCTGCACTAACGTCAGCAGTTCCTCACATGAGTGTAGAGGATAGATTAGATCATATTGATGCATGTAAAGGTCTTATAGAGAAACAGAAAACATTTTATTTTAGACTACAACTAGCGTCTAAGACAGACCCAGAGGCAGCAGATATGAAAGAAAGAATCAGTGCACTTACTCAAGCATTTGGTTTTAAAGACCTCAATGATTGTATGGAACAGATGATCACGACATTAGAACAAGCAGCAAAAAAAGAACTTGACAACACCTAAATAGTGTGTTACGATTATAAAGTAACAATCCAAACAATACAAAAAATACGGAGAATACGTTTATGTCTTTTGCCTCACTAAAGAAAGCTTCCTCTACAGGAAACACTCTAGCAAAACTGACACAAGAGATTGAGAAACTCAATCAACCTCAGTCTGCATCATCTAATGTTGATGAAAGACTTTGGAAACCAGAACTAGATAAGTCTGGTAATGGTTACGCAGTAATCAGATTTCTACCTGCACCTGATGGTGAAGAACTTCCATTTGCAAAAGTGTGGAGTCATGCATTCAAAGGTCCTGGTGGACAATGGTACATCGAAAACTCTTTGACTACTCTTGGCAAACAAGATCCTGTCTCTGAGTACAACACAGAACTATGGAACGCAGGTGGTGAAGGTTCATCCCAACGTGCTCAAGCAAGAGCACAGAAGAGAAAACTTTCTTACTACTCAAACATCTACGTTGTGTCAGATCCTACACATCCAGAGAATGAAGGAAGAGTATTCCTTTATAAGTATGGTAAGAAGATTTTTGACAAACTTGTCGAAGCAATGCAACCTGCATTTGCTGACGAGAAAGCATTAGATCCTTTCAATTTCTGGGAGGGTGCTGACTTCAAGTTAAAGATACGCAAGGTAGATGGATACTGGAACTATGACAAGTCAGAGTTCGCTGCTCCTGCACCTCTTCTTAAAGATGATGCTAAACTAGAATCAATCTGGAAACAAGCATACTCTCTTGCTGACTTTGAAGCACAAAAGAACTTCAAGTCTTACGAGAAGTTAAAAGCACGTTTAGATTTGGTTCTTGGTATCAGTGCTGCTCCAACTCCTGCTCCTATAGATGAGTCTCTTGAAGATTTATCAGAAGGTAAATCACCTTCATGGGGTGCTGAAGTATCTAACTTCAGAGAGAAAGCAGTTGCCTCTTCACCTGTAGAAGATGAAGAAGATGCACTTAGTTACTTTTCAAAACTTGCCGAGGAAGAATGAAGATTGCACTAGCAACC